CGCTGGCCCGATCACCGTCGGCGACACCGTTTTCGCCGGAGCTAGCGGTCAAGTTGCCCTCAGCGGCACCGTGACCGTGGGCAAGATCCTCACCACCTCGACGACGGCCGCGATCGTCGAGTTCATCCCGAAGAATTTCTAACCCTTAAAATTTACTAACAATGTATTCCAACGCTGCTGCGGTTTTCCGCGGCGATATCGCTGGCGTTCTCGAGCAGGCCAAGGACTGGGAGACCAGTCTCATCGGCACGCGCGTAATGCCCGTTCTCAACGTTCCCGTCCGCGCTGGTCAGTACCCGAGCTTCAAGCTCAAGGAAGGTCAGCTGCTCAAGTCGGACGTGAAGGTTCGCGACCCGTACTCCACGTTCGCGCGCGGCACCCGTGCGTTCACGCAGGAGACGTTCAACGCGCTTGAGTACGGCTACGAGGAAGCGGTGGACGACACCGTGACCGCGGACGTCTCGCGCTTCTTCGACGCCGAGGTCATCGCCGCCAAGCTCGCTCGCCGCAAGCTCCTGCTCGCGCACGAGCTCCGCGTCGCTGCCGAGATCTTCAACACCGGCAACTTCACGAGCACCAACTCGGGCACCGCCTACACGACTGCCAACCTCGCCACCTTCGACGTCGGCGAGGACGTGCAGCTTGCGATCGACCGGCTGATCGCGCTGGGCGAGTCCACGAGCAATCTGCGCGTGGTCATCCCGTATCCCGTGTGGACCCGCATCCGCGCCAGCACGAAGTTCCAGAACCGTCTCCGCGGCGCTGGCATCTCGAGCGATACGATCCTCAACGCCAGCCTGCAGGCCGCTGCCGAAGTCTTCGGCGTGTCCGAGGTTCTGATCGGCCGGAGCTCCTACGACTCCGCCGCCGAAGGCGTGGCGTTCACCGCCGCGAACGTGTGGGCTAACACCTACATTTGGGTCGGCTCGGTCACCGAGGGCGGCGCGGGCTTCTTCGGCGGTGGCGCCGGGTTCACGCTGAACTGGTCCGAGTACGGTCCCGCCATCGGCGTCTTCACCTACCGTGAAGAGGCGATCAAAAGCAACATCGTGCGCGCGTCGCAGTACACCGCCGAGAAGGTGGTCAATACCAACGCGGGCCAGTTGATCGCTACCCAATACAGTTGATCTGACGGATAGCATCCGCCAGTTCGACCCGCTCTCCTTCACCGGGGAGCGGGTTTCTTTTTTGACGAGTCGCAGAGCGAAATGCGGATTTCCCTTTGCGTGATCGCTGGCAACGAGGCCGAGCACATCCTCGCGATGCTCTCTTCGTTCCGGCACTTCTTCGACGAGTTCGCGCTCGTCCGCGCCATCGGGGCCAAGGAGCCGGACGCGACCGTTGAGCTTGCGACAGCGTGGTGCCGCGAGAACGGGAAGCCGTTCGTCTGGACCGACTACAAGAACGGACCGGGCGCGGAGCGGTGGGACCACGTGGACTCGTTCGCGAACGCGCGCAACGCCGCCTTTAAGCTCGGCAGCGGCGACTGGCTGATCTGGGCTGACTGCGACGACGTACTCGAGGACGCTAGCGAGGCCGCAGCCGCCGCCTTCCGCGCGACGCTGGCTGCGCTGCCGGAGTCCGTGTCGATGGTGCGTTGCCCGTATGATGTTCGCGGCACCAACAAGAAGCTGCACCGCGAGCGGGCGATCCGCGCCTCGGCCTTCGCCGCCGGGCGCCGCTGGCACCACGACGTTCACGAGAACCTGCTGCTGCTCTCAGGCGACAAGCACGAAGACCACGCAACGCCGGTCTGGGTTCATCAGCCGAAGGCGATCAAGAAGGAGAACCGGCGCCGGAATCTCCGCATCCTCGGGCACTCGGTAAAGGAGACGCCGACGCAGTATTTCTACATTCACCAAGAACACGTTTGCTCGGGCAATCGGCAGGCCGCGGAGCAGTTCGGCAAGATCGCGATCAGCTTCCCAAACCTCGAGGCGTCCTTCCGTTACGAGGCGCTGCTCAATCTCGCGAAGCTGTGCGGCGACCACCGCGAGGCGCTGGGCTATGCGCTGCAAGCGCACGCGGTTTTCCCGTGGTGCCGCGAGGCTTACGCCGCGGTCATCCTGCTGGCGTTCGAGAAGAACGACGGGCGGCGCGCACGCTGGTGGGCCGAGGAGATGCTGCGCCTGCACGAGCCCATCGGCGCTGACCGGCCGTGGACGACTGAGCAAAAGTATTACGGCTGGGCTGGCTACGATCTGGCCGCGCGCGCGTTCCGCCTCGACGGCTACGAGGCACGAGCGGACATCCTGCAATCGCAGTTCCACCAAGGCGAAGCGCCGCGGATCTCGCTCCTGCACGCTACCCGCGGGCGGACGTCGAAGGCGGTTAACTCGCGCGAGGTCTGGCTGCAAATGGCCGAGCGGCCGGAGCGCGTGGAGCACATCTTTGCCGTCGATGCGGACGACAAGGAGTCGGTGCAGATGGCCCGGCAGTTCGTCTCGGTCACCTCAGAGAAGCGGTCGTGCGTCGCCGCGTGGAATCTGGCGGCTAAGAAGGCGCGGGGCGATCTGCTCGTGCAAGTCTCCGATGACTGGATCCCGCCGCCGGGCTGGGACTCGAAACTGCTGTCGCTCGTCGAGGGCCGCGACCTTAAGCGCGAGCCGGTCGTCCTTGCCGTCTCGGACGGCCACCGGACCGATAAGTTGCTTTGTATGGCGATTCTCTCCCGCGCTCGGCTCGAGGCGCAGGGCGATCTGTTCTTCGAGGGCTACGAGTCTGTCTTCTCCGACAACGAGTTTTCCCATCGGGCTTGGCGCGACGGCATCGTGATCGACGCGCGCGACCGCTTCCGCTTCGAGCATCAGCACCCAGCCTTCGGCAAGGCGCAGATGGATTCGACCTACGCGCACAACAACTCGCGCGACCGCTACGTTGCAGGCGAGGCGATCTTCAAAACCCGCAACCCTGACGCGCAATGATCCCCGAAGGCTATCACTTGGACTGGGACACGGGCGCGCTCTGCGCCGCGGATCGTCGCATCACGGCCGTTTACGATCACGCTTACGTGGCGCGATACGAGAAGTACCCTCAAGCCGCGCTCTCCAGTATCCGCGCCGAACTCGTCAACCGCTGGGCGCCAGACGCTCGCAACGTCCTCGACGTAGGCTGCGGCACCGGCGCGTTCCTCGAGGCGATGCGCTGGATTAACCCGCAGGTGGAGCTCTACGGGCACGATGTCTCGCCGTACCCGCTGCCGGAGTTCGTCCGCAAAGTCACGCCGGGCTGGTTCGCGAGCGAGTGGGAGGTCGTGACGTTCTTCGACTCGCTCGAGCACTTCGACGACCTAACTTGCATCAAGCTGATGCGCGCGCGGACGGCCGTCGTCTCGCTCCCGTGGTATCATCCGTACCTCGGGCCGGAGTGGTTTGCCCGCTGGAAGCACCGCAGGCCGGGAGAGCATCTGTGGCACTTCACGCCGGAGGCGCTGGCGAAGCTATTCCATCGCGCCGGGATGCGGGCCGTGTACGTCGGCAACCCAGAAGACGACGTTCGCCTGCCGGAGCCGGACGCGCAGGGGCCGAACATCCTAACGATGGTTTTCCGCCGATGAAGATCTGCCTCGTGTACCATATGCGGCTGGGCGATATCATCCGCATCCTGCCGATTGCGCGCTGCCTCGCGAGCCAAGGGCATAGCGTGTACGTCGAATGCCTCGAGCCGTACTGGGGGCTATTCTCCTGCGTCAGCTACGCCCGCCCGGCTAGGCCGGAGGACCGCGCGGCGATGAATTACGGGCGCGTGATCGACCTACAAATCTGGCCGAAGCTGTACGACGAATACCGCCGGAGCGGGAAGCCGTGGAGCGAGTTCGTCTTCGGCCTGCATCCCGAGTTCGCCAGCCTCGACCGCCGCCCGGTTTTTGACCTGATCGGAGAACAGCCGATGCTGCTCGAGTACGGCATCCGCGAGCCGGTCTGCCTCTTCGCGCCGATGGGCTACTCGCAGGGGCGCCAGCACTCGCTGGGCGCGCTGCTGGACGCCTGCGCCGAGCGGACGCAGCACCGCATCGTTTTCCTCGTGGACGCGCTGCAATTCGGCCACCTCCGCGAGCAGGGCGTTCCCGCCCGCGATATGCTCTGCGCCCGCTCGCCCGCCCACCTTCCGCGGCTGATCCGCGATGCGGACGACTTCTTCACGGTAAACTCCGCGCCGTGCATCATCGCTGGCGCCGTCCGCAAACACTTTTGGCACGTGCCATCCGGCATCGCGCAGGATGACCAGTTTTCCGAGGCGTCGTGGGTTGTGACAATTCGCGATTAAGTATGGCCGTTCGTGACTTCGACCCGACCCAGCTTGCCGCCGATCAAGGCGCCATCCTCGATCAGGCTGGGATCACGTTCTCTTACTTCGGCTCCTCGATAACGGGCGTCTGGTCGTCGAGCCGGACGATGTTCGGCGACTTCGAGGAGCAGCGCCGGGATGATGTCCGCTTTACCGTCTTCTTCACGACCTCGCAGATCAGCGGAACGCCTGCGCCTGCGACGACTTGCGTGCGGGCTGGCGTGACCTACTTCGTCGAGCAGGTGCGCTTTGATGCGGAGGGACCGGGCTGCGAGATGGACGTTATTAAGGCGATATGATCGCCGTCACGCTCAACTCGGCGAAGCTCGATTACGCCTTGCAGCGCCTAGCGTCGGCCGCGCGCGTTGATCTGGGCAAGGTCATTAAGCAGGAGGGCGGCAACGTCGCGAAGTCGATAATGCTCATCATCCCGCCGACTCCGGTGCCGGGCAGCACGAAGCCGCGCGGGTCGGGCCTTTCGACCAAGGCGAAGCAGCAGGGCGAGAACGCGATCAAGTCGGACCTATTCGGCGGCAGGCGCAGGAGCGGGGCGCGGTATGCCTCAATCGGTCTTTTCCAGCGCATCGGCAACTCGACGATTCAGCCGCCGAAGCGCGAGCGCACCGAGACCGCAGCGGTGCGGCTGGGCTGGGAAAGCTCAAAGACGATCCGCATCTACTGGAAGTTCTGGCGCCCGAGCGCATCGGTGGCCGAGATGAACAACTTCCACCTGCGGTATCGGAACAAGTACGGGCGCGTTCCGTTTGTCTCGCAGAGCACAATCGGCCGCTGGAAGGTTCAAGACCAGATGTGGATCTCGAACGACACCGCCGACAATTACCTCCGCTGGGTTCAGCAATGGGTCGGATGGTCGAAGGCTGGCTTTGCCTCCGCGGCACTTGCCTGCGGGATTCGCATCCCTGCGTGGGTACGCCGACACGCTCCGAAGGCCGGAACTTCCAGCGTTAACTTCGGAGCCAATCCCTACGTCATCGGCACGGCGACCGCGATCAAGGTTCCGAATCCTGACCGGTACGTAAACGCGGGCCTCGAGTTCCGAAAGAAGATCACTCTTAAGAAGGTGGACGCCATCCTTGCCAATCGCGCGGTCAACCTAGGTTTCGCGCGCGTCGATGGCGCGGGCCGCGTGCAGGAGAATATGCCGCAATGAGCACGAGAACCAACATCCGCAACGCCATCGCCACCGCGCTCACGACTCAGGGCGTGGTGCCGACCGCTAACATCCTCAAGGGGCGCAACAACACGCTCGCCTCCGTCTCGTTTCCTTCCTGTGCCGTGTACGCGATCCACGAGGACGTCGAGGTGCGGACGCTGGCGCCGTCGAATCGCGACCAGTACCGCGTGTTGCAAGTCGTGGTTGAGTACTTCACTGCGCAGACTTCGACGACGCTGATCGATGATCTCTTCGACACCGGCTCCGCTGCGGTGGAAGCGGCCGTTTTGTCAGACGTAACCCTTGGCGGCATCTGTCGTGATTTGCATTTGACGAGCGTGGATTATGTGATCGAGCCGGACGAGAACCTCCGCTGGGGAACCGCCCGCCATAACTTCAACTGCATCTATTTAACCACAGACTAAAATGGCTAACCATCTCGGCCGCGAAGGCACCGTCAAAATCTCTTCGACCACCATCGGGGAGCTCCGCAATTACGCGCTCGCCCACTCCTCCGACGTCGTCGAGGACTCTATCATCGGCGACACGTACCGCACCCGCAAGGCCACGCTCAAGACGTGGTCCGTCAACGGCGATCTCTACTGGGACGAGGTCGATGCCGGGCAGATCGCGCTAACCATCGGCTCCACCGTGACCGTGAACCTCTACCCAGAGGGCATCGCCTCGACCTCGGTTTATTACTCAGGCGGCGGCATCGTTACCAAGTTCGACATCAGCGCCGCGTTCGACGGTATGGTCGAAGGCTCGATCACTATCGAGGGCAACGGCGTCCTGAGCACTTTGACGGTTTGAGGTGCTGAATGGACCCAATCGACCTAGTTCGTGAGCACTTCGCCTCCCTCGGCACCCGCAAAATCGAGGTGCCTGAGTGGAAGCTGACCATCTACGCCGGGCCGGTAACGCTGGCCGAGAAGAACCGGCTGTACCGGAAGGGCAAAGACAATGATATGGAGTTGCTCGTTGACCTTCTGATCTTGAAGGCCAGCGACGCGAACGGCCAGAAGCTCTTCACGCTCGAGCACAAGCCGACGCTGCTTAACAAGGCGGACTCGAACGTGGTCGGCCGGATCGCCAACGCCATCCTCGCGGAGGAGGCGCCGAAGGCTGAAGAGTTAAAAAACTAGTCGGCGGCGAGGCCGGTGCCGACCTCCTCGCCGTCTATGCGCTCGCGGAAAAGCTCGGCAAGTTCGCGCACGAAGTCCTCGAGATGCCAGCAGAAGAGATGCAGGGCTGGGTCGCTTACTACCACCACCAACACCGAGTGAGACAAACAAATGGCTAGCGCAACCTTCACACTTCGGGCGGTGGATCAGACGCGGGCGGCGTTCGCGAGCGTGCAGAACTCGCTTCAGCGGCTCGAGAATCAGACAAAGGGGATCGCTAAGATCACAAAGCTGGCGTTCGGTGGCGAGGCCGTGCTTGGCACGCTGAATCTGATGAAGCAGCGGCTCGATAAGGTCATCGAGTCGGGCGACCAGATGGGGTTCGATGACGAGCAGATCGGGACCGCGCTGCGCTTTGAGGATGCGATCAATGGGATTCTTAAGACGCTGACCGCAATCCCGCTTGCGCTGGCAAAGATCGGGTTCGACATCGGCAATGCCTTTTCCCCGCTGACGGATGGAGAGATCGAGGATCGCATACGCAAACTAAAGTTCGACCGAGCGCAGAAGGAAATACTCGGGACAGTCGAGGCGACGCGAAAGCTGCAAGCCGAGTTCGATCTTATCGGGAAGGATGCGGGCGCTGCCGCTGATGAGGCGCAGCGGATGGCCGTCGCGCTTTTCCAGCAGGCAGTCGCCACCTTTGAGACCAACCCGGCAAAGGGATTTGAGCTCCAGAGGCAGGCGCTCGAGACACTGAACCGCGCGAAGCAGGGCACGGTGAATCTGGATAAGGAGATCAAGGACGCGCAGGACGAGCTGAACAAAACCCTGCCGGAGTCGCAGCGCGTGGGACTATCGCAGGCGGATCTGATTGAGGGTCTGCGGAACCGCTACGCGAAGTTAACCTACGAGGTCGGCCAACTTAATGTGCAGCTCGCCGCCTTCCGCGAAGTTGGTCAGCCAATCGGAGATACGCAGGACAAGATCGTCGCAAAGATCAAGGAACAGACTGTCGTATCCGCGCAGCTCAACAAGCTCCTTGAGGAGCAAAGCAAGGTTGCGCGCGAGGCTGGACAAATAACCGCGGGCGCCTTCGAGAACGCGATCCTGTCCGGCGAGAAGCTGCGCGACACATTGCAGGCGCTCGCGCAGGATCTTCTGCGCCTGCTGTTCCGTCAGCAGATCACCGAACCGCTCGCCAAGGGCATCGGTTCCTTCTTCAAAACCCTGCCGTTCTTCGCCAACGGCGGACCGATTACCGGCAACCAGCCCGCCATCGTCGGCGAGCGCGGGCCTGAGTTGTTCGTGCCTTCGACCTCCGGCCGAATCATCTCAAACTCCGCGATGCGCTCAGGCGGCGGATCGCCCGCGATGGGCGGCGTTACTGTCAATTACAACATCGCCGCGGGCGTGACCAAGGGCGAGCTCGTGCCGATCCTCGAGGCCGAGCGCAAGCGACTGAAGGCCGAGATTCCCGATATGGTTCGCCGCGGTGGCGCCTACCGCGCAGCCTTCGCCTAAGCTATGGCTCTGACTTACCCACTCACGCCGCCCTCGCCGTTTCGCATCTCGCGGCTTTCGCTTACCGGCGCGAGCGCGACCTCGCGCAACATCTCGCCGTTCACCTACCAGATCCAGCAGTACAACTGGCCGGGTCAGGCGTGGCTCGGTCAAGTCGAGTGCCCGCCGATGGTGCGCGCGGACGCCGAGGCGGTG